CTGGATTCTGTGATACTGTGTTTAACCAGAACCGACTTGAGTTCTGATGTGCCATGTAGAATGGTGACACAAAGCGCATTAACGAACCTAAATCAGTGTAGCGTTCTATTGAATATAGACGTTGCATAAGTTCTTTATAGGCACGTGTAGTTGCAGTATTCTTAATCTTATCTGCATACTGTGCAACCATTGCGTTTGCCTCAGACTCTGATTTACCTTGAGCCTTTGCTTGCTTACGGATAACAGTAGATAGGCGACGTGCTTCAGCATCGTGTACCATATTGTAGAATGGATGACGTACTAAATGATCTTCAGGTAATGTAGCAACATACTTGAATATATTAGATACTACGTTACGCCATATCTTAGCCTGTGCATTAACGCGTTCTGAGTTAGCCATAACTGGATTGCGTACATTTAATGGTATGTTAGCAGATACTGCTGCAGTTACTTTACCTTCTGCTGCAGCCTGTGTTAATGACATTGCCTTGCCATCTATATCTACAGTAATAGGAGAGCCAAATTCATCTACATCGGGCAAGTACTGTGCTCTAATTTGTACGAACTGACGATCTACGAGATCGGAAATAGTTTGTCCATTAGGCTTATAGTTAGTGCTTAAGTTAGTTTTCTGATCGCGTACGTATGAGCGTGCCTGTGGATCTGAACTCTTTAACCAGGTTAAGATTTCTTTTTTAATTGCTAGTGGCTTCTTACCTTCAGCAAGACCTACGACTATACGCGAACCTACAGCATCCTTCATGATGATGTTGTTTACATATTCAGAATGCGCAGATACCCATAATGGTTCATCAATAACAATCTCACGCACTTCATTTCCACTACTAAATACGTGTAAACCAGTTACTCTATTGTCATCATTAAGCATACGTAAAGAAGATGAGCCAGAAGATGTTGCTCTGCGTAGCATTTCACTAGCATCACCAGCAAGAGATTGACCAATGAATACACCATCAGCAATTTCAATCTTATCCTCAAAGGATCTCTGTAATCTAGCCTTAGCGCTTGCTTTTTCTTGAACTGCTACAAACTTACCACGAACTTTATCGTGATCCACAAAGATTAACTTAGCATTGTCGATATGCTTATCTAATCGTGCAATAAAGAACTGTAAGTCTTTAATATCACCAGCAAGACTAGGAGATAATGTCTTTTTGTCTATTGCTGATAGTTTTTGTGCAAGTTCATCATACAAATTATTGATATGATCTAGTGCTTGTGACGCTTCTTTAGATCCCATAGTACTAGATATGCGGTATGCTTCTTTGAAGTCACCATCAAGCAGTGATCTAACGACATTTCCCTGTGAACCAGGCAAAGAATTAGTATTATTGATCTTGCGATAGGTATTAATTACCAGTCTTGCAGCAACTTTATCTTCTCTACTACCAATGTGTCCAACAATGTTGTCAACTTTACCAGAAATTACAGCAAGTGGGAATGAAACACTATCATTAGCCTGTAGTAACTCTTCGCTTAACTCTTTAGAACGTTGAGAAATTGCTTTATCTATAAACTCTTTGGTACGACGACTTGGTGCACCTATAGCAAGGGATACTTTTTTCTCAGATTGCAATAAGTTTTCATTAATGCGATTAAGTTTTATACTATTAACGCGTGCACCAGTACGTGTTTTTACGTTTGCTCCAATTCTAGATGGAGCGCGTAATGCTTCGCCAGCACTACCACGTATAATCATGTCTGTCCACGAATATCCATACTTTGAATTCATGTCCATCATGGATGCACCTACACGTAACCATCCTTCAAAGATATTACGTGTAGTATATTTAAGACTTAGTAATGTAGTTGGCTTCCAGACGAATGTTTGGTAAATATCCATTATATCGGTTAGTCTATCTTTACCAACTTTAAGTCTACCTTTAGTAATATCACCTGCGGTGGCAACAGTACCTTGAGTTGCTTCACGGAATTTTCTATCCTGAGCAATCATATTCTTTATTTGCTTTGGACTTAAATCATCAGCAACAATCTGTTGTAAGAAACCTTTAAATGCTAAATGGTTTTCTTGAACAATGTCAGATACTTCTTTCATGTTCAATGCAAAATGATTATTAGGCATTTGAGTAGCAAATGCTGGGTCATTCATTAGAGATGCACGTACTTCAGCAATATCTTTTTTACTTGCCTGTGCTAAACCACGTTTGTTTGCACGTACAAGTGCAAGTGAGTTAACTAATTTTTCAACTTCCGTCTGAGCAAGTACTGAACCGGAACGTGAATCAATCATGGTATAGTTCTTTTCGAGAACATCACGGATTAACTTGGTACGCTGTACATTTGTTTCACGAACAATATGATTAGTAAACTCATCTAGTGCAGCGATCTGCTTTTTAGATAGTCTACCGTATTGTTGTGGAAATTGCTTCTTAACAATTCCAGTTAAAGTATCACGCTGTAAGCGTTCAGCAAATCGGAATCGCTCATCAGCCGTTGTTAACTTACTGTAGTTTTCTGCATACTTGCGTGCGGTAGCAGGTGATATGTCACCATACTTAACTGATTGCTGTAAGCGTGAATTAACTTCTTTGTATGAGAACTTTGCTGGGATACCATCAATGATCATATTACCAGCAGGTACTTCGCGTAACTGTTGATTAGGACTTACCCAGTATGCAGCACGAACAAAACGTGGACCAGTTCCACCAACCATAGTAGATACTTGTTTAGCCATTGATAGATCACTAATAGGATCTACCTCGCCCCAGAATCCTTTAGCATTTACTTCTGCCATGGATGTACGAATACGTTCTAATCTATTAAATTTAGACCATGTTGTATTAGCAGCACCAAGAAGAGTATCTGTACCAGTACCTTCTAGCGCCTTTACTGAGTTAGTTGGAAGTGCACCGACACGTTGTTCAAGATTCTTTCGTTCTTTGTTTACGTTCTTGTATTCGGTACTTAAACTTTTCTTTTGTTGCCTTAAGGTTTCAATTTGATTGATTAACTTTTTATTAGTTTCTTCAATTTGTTGAATCTTCTTTGCGGAAAGATTTAGACGTGAAGTATTTTGAAGTCTATTCTTTTCTTGTTTCATAGTAGAAATTTTTGATTCAATTGATTCTACACGCTGAGAATACTTATTGACTAATACTGATAATTCATCATTACGCGATACAAGTTTATTAAAAGTTACATTGTCTCCAACCATAACCTTAATTACGTTACCAACTTCGGCACGACCACCATATGCGTATGCAGAACGTAATGCTTGTGCTGCAACCTGTGGATTAGCGCTATCTGCAACTACACCATAACGAATGATACCTTGAATATCTTTTGAGTTCTCAACTGCATCAATAAGAGGTTTAACACCATTATCGATACCTTCAACAGCATCATTGATTTCTTTGGTGAATGTTTCAACACGTGTACGTGATGTGATACGGCTAGCAAAACCTGTATTACGTGCAACTGGACGAGATAACGTGGCAACTTTAACACCAGTAGCAATTTTACCAAGGCGATAAAATGGATCGAATATAGTGCTAACACTAGCATCAACTAGACCAGACCAGAACTGTGCGGAGCCAGAAGTAAAGTAACTCTCAACACTATTAGTATCTGCCCAGTCTACTTTATCAGTACCTTGAGTACCAGGAGTTAAGTCACCAACAAGTGCAACCATAGCACGACCAGGAGAAATAGAACGTCGCCATTCATTGCCTGGTTGATTGCTATAGAAAGATCCAGAAGCACGTTTAGAGTCTTCTTTTGCTTTCTCGAACTGATCACCTAGAGATAGGTTCTTGTTTTGCTCACGGTAGTTACTATTGGCAACAAGTAGTGCAGCAGTTAAAGGTGGAGCAATCTTCTCACGATACAGGTAGCCATATTTATCGGCTGCCTTACCAAGAGTGTCAATTGTTTTCTGTCCAGCCTCGGTTTCGTAAACTTCACCAAGTGCCTTTTTACCAAGTTCAATTGCATCTGCTTTGGTACGTTCAAACCAATTCTTGTCAGTTGGTTGTGGTGTAGTGTTCGACACTAATCTTCCCCAATCCTCTGACCCTTATTGATCATTAGTAACTCGTTTAAAAAATCATTACGATCGTCGTCACTTTCCCATTCAACAGTTGCGAATGGAAATACTACGTCCGCATTTTGGGCACCAAACATATTAGTGAATGCTGCAATATTCTTTGCAAGATCCATCTATTATTCCTTCGTTGCTTCAGTCTTTACAAAATTAAGAAATACCTTGAATGCACTTGGTGCATCAGGTTGTGCTGCTAATGTATCCAATTGATCCATGTACTTAGCAATCATAGCATAACGATTATTAACTGCAGGGGCTGGTGTGTAGCCAGGACCAACAGATAATCCATCAGTGATAGGCTGATCTGGGTATTGAGTTTCCTGTGTTAGAGGAACAATACTTTGTGCAGAAGGTAATCTGTACATTTCTGGTGGAGTCTTTCTTGGCATAGGTGCACCAGATTTGATTTCGTTAATTTCTTTACGACTACCATATGTACCATTTCCAGGAAGATCTGTACGTTTTGAAAGTTTACCTGGACCAGATACCTTTGGACTTTGTTGCATACGTGGCATTACATACCACCACCCATTTGTGCTAGGATAGCATTAATGTCCATTGGTGGTTGTTGCCCCTGAGGAGCCTGAGTCGGTTGTTCCTGTGGTGGAACTTCTTCCTGTGGTGGAATACCCAACTCAGGCATTCCCATTGCTTCTTCTGGTTGTTCAGTTTCGGCTGGTTCCTCAGGTTCTGGCTTTTCAAAGACTTGCATTACTGCTTCTTCAATTGAAGTACCTTTACGTCGAGCATCAATTACCTTAGCAATCTTCTCAACGATATCGGAAGGATCTTGTCCTTGCGTAGCCATTTGTGGAATAGCACCTGATAGTGCTGCAAGAGATGCTGATAGTGAGTCACGCATCTTTTCTATATCAATGCGTTCTTGTTCACCTGAAACGTTCATGCTCCATGGTAACTCTCGCATGATGAAATCACGGGATACTAGGTTAGCCTGTAAAGACTGCAGTGCAAAGATAAGTGCGCGAGATGGATCTAATCCAGCCATTAAGCCATAGCGTACCTGTACAGTATGGTCGCCTTTAATGTCTTTTTCTGAATCATATTCAAATTCGTAAGGAGCACCATTGAATGTACCGCGTTGCTTCTTCTTACCTGGGAATAACTTCTCATCCATTTCAAAACATATGGAAGCAACTTGTTCAAGTGATTCAGCAAGGATTGTTTGCATAGCCTTAATCTGGCTATCAAAGCCACCCATAAGAGCCTGTACACCAGAGCCAGTAATAATACTAGCATCCATCTGACCGGAGCGACCTTCAGGGTAACGTGAACCCATTCGCATTTCATTCTCAAGAATCTGTTGTTCAGTAAAAGCACCAGTAGGTAGTTCAAGACCTACGCGACGTACACCAGCAGGATTGCTTGTACGTATGATAGCATCTGGACCGAAGGCAAATTCATTAATATCTTGAGGAACAACAATAGGAGCCTGTACTGACTTCTCTGCTGCTTCCATGGCAAGTAAAGAGAAACGTGCTCGTGCGATTTGAACCCATAACACATCGTCAAATTGTCCACGTGGATCGTCTAGGTCAATACCTGGACGTTTAGGAACAACAACGGAAAGTCTTCCAATTGGATTCTTCGACTTACGGAGCACAAGATTATCACGTTGCGGAAGGTAAAGAACAATCTGATCTTTATCTTCGTAGCGCACTAACTGTAGTTCACTATTCATATCTGTATTGCGACGACCTAATGCTCCGACAATACGTCCCTCATATTCAGGGAAATCGATGCATAGTTCTCTTACAGATTTCATGTATACTTTGGAGTATGAAACACATCTACCGTAGCGGTCGTATTCAGGGTAAGCCCCCATTGGATTTTCTACACGGATACGTGGCATACGAGCCTCAAAATCAGGCTCAACTACAATAGGTAAGAATGCATAAGTAAATATCCAGTCTGCACCTGTATACATCTGGGTCTGTAACCCAGAATATTGTACGTAATTGTTTACAATCATACTACGTTTGTCTGCTGCTTTACGAGCATTATCACTGGTAGCATTACTTGTAGCGCAGTTAAATGATGGCAAAGGAGCCAACACTTCTGCTAAGTCTCTTGCAACAACGTCAACAAAGTTGGCAATCATTGGTTTAGAGATTCCTTCAGGGAACATCTCTGGGTATACTGACTCCATGTTACCACGACGTACGGCAGTAATGTCGCGCATACGTTGGTCGCGTCCGGCATAGCGGTTACTTAAGGCAAGAACCTTGTCCGCAATTTGGTCAATACTAAGCATTAATATACCTTAAAGATAAATCATGTGCTGCTCATAGGCAGCCTCGTCTAGGTCAACAACATATTGTTGCATCTGGTTTTTACGTGTAGCGAATCGATTGTTCATGTGAGACGTACGATTCGTTCCTTGCAAGATTAACTCTTTGGCGCGGATTTCACAGAACCACAGAGCCATTACACAGTCTGTTGGATTCTTAGTATCTGGCTTCCAAGTAATCAGTTGGTTAACAAGAGCC